GTTTGCAACATAATCAGTAGATTGTGTTAAGGCTATATTACGTCTAATAACAACAGTAACACCACTAGCAGGTGCAGTTACAAATACAACATTACCACCATTAGCATTACCTGCATTGGTAACTGTGTAATTTGTTGTTAGAGTTTGTACTGTTTCAGTACCAGCAGCCGATCTTAGTATGACAGTAAGATCTGCGTCTGCGAATATCTTGAAAGTATACGCAAATGTGGTGGTACTTCCGTCTCCACTGTAACTGTTTTTTGTGGTTGTGCTACTAACTGTCATAACTACCTCGTTTCTACGTTATAATATTTTTTTGTAAATTAATCAAATTCATTTTATTTCTTCATAGGCTTTCAGAGTTTCCTTGGATATATCAATCATTGTTTGATAAAGGTCATCAATAAGCTGACGTTTTTCGACTGTTGACATTTCTGTGTTTGCATATGTCTTTCTTATCACTGCTCTTATATTAGACATTGCTTCTGCTGGTTGTTCAAACAACAATAATCCTGGATCTGAGTCATCCATTACTTTAGCTAACTCATTGAAATTGCCTTCTTTTTCCAGTTTGCTAATTATGGCTTTTAAAGCTAAACCTTGTTGTGATTTTTTGTAAAATTTTTGTATATATTCAGACGATCCACTTGGATTACGCACCAAAAACGCTTTTATAACAGGTATATCCTCTAGCATTGTAGCTGGTTTATCTGGCGTTTCTATTACACCAAGTTGCTTTAAAGCAAAATCAGAAGTTTGTATAGCATACCTGCCTAAAGTTCCTGTCCAATTTTGTATTATAGAATCAATTCTAGCTGGACTACCAATTCTTCCACCAGTTATTTCAGAAATCTGCTTGCCTAACAATTTTGCTGTCTCGCTTGTATATTCGTTATATTGATAATGTGGCATTCCTGCATCAGCAAATTTTTCAGTTCCATATGGTATAATTGGCAAATTAGTAAACAAACTTTTGTTTGACCATGACTCTACAAAAGGTTTTGCAAAGTCTGGTATTGGTGCTAATCCTGACAAGTTACTTGTAACAAATTGCTTTACAAATTCTGCAAATTCTGGACCTTTATTTTCAAATGCCCAATCTAATGCTTTTTCTGGTAAAGTTCCAAATAAAAGACCTGGCTCGAAAGGTTTTGGTATTCTGTAAATTGTGTAGTCATTGTCATCTTTCATAATTGCATCACCCACACCTATTTCAGGTGTAATTACAATCCAAAATAAATCTTTCTGCCATTGCGGTAAATCTTTATATCTTTCATCATCATGGTTGTTATACCATAAAAGTATACTTGGTAATGTGATATATTTAAAAACTCTCCAGCTTGTTTGCGTTGGATTTTCTTTAAATGCTTTAACTAGCCTAGCGTAACCCTGTAGCCTAGCATTAAAGAAAGATGTAATCATATTTAAGGCTTGTACCTTAGTACCAATTTTGGCAAAATCTATACTTAAATCTCTACCTTCAAAACCTGCTGTTTCAGCTATATCTCTGTCACTTATGTTACCCTTTTGACTTCTTAACTGCTGATGCGTTAACTTCATGTTACCTATTCTTGATGTACTTTCAAACAACTCTGACATTATTCTTAGCATCTCAAGTGGATTGCTTATTTGATTTCTTACCTTTCCTCCATATAAAAACTTAGCTATATCTTTTTGAAAGTAGTTTCTGTCCATACTTATGACTGTTGATTGAAGACCACCTGACTTAACCCATTCCTGATAAACCTTATCCTGTTTTATCATATGCCAAAACCCCATTGTAGAATGGACAAATGGTATAAAATCCCTACTTGATGTAATCGCAGAGGTAACAGTATCTCTATTAAAGTTTCTTAACATAAAGTCAGGAGCAAGCGTAGCACCTGCTCTTAGCAACCTAGATGGCACTGATAAAAACTTTATAAGCATATTTGCTTCGTAAGCATTTGTGTTTTTAAAAGCTGAAGCTAACTCCTTGCCTACTTCCCAAACTTCTCTTTTACCATTTCTGTAAATAGCTATTTCTGTAGGACTTACTATGCCATGCTCTCTTCTAAAAACAGTGATGCCTTCTGCAAATTCAGGTTTTATAGGTGCATCAAATGCCTCTTGCATTTCTTTTGCTTCTATTTTTGTTGCCTTTATTTTTCCCTTTTTCTTTATGTTAGGAAATGCTTCAGGTAACGCTTCAACCATTTCAATAAATTTAACAAAAGAATTATTACGTTCAGCCATAACAACGTGGTGCATTGTGTTTTTATAAATGCTTTGTATAGGATCTTCTATTTTATACTTTCCACCTGCAAACACCTTGTATGGATTTTTTACAGCATTGCCAAAAGATGATTTAGCACCTAATATTGTACTATCCAAAACTTTGTAAAAAGGTACATAATCTCTATTAGCCTCTAACATTAAATTAGCATTTTCCCTTGCAATAATCCCACTATCAACAAGGTAATCCATTATTCTTGTTTGATATTCTACCACCTCTTTTAATACTGGTTCCCATTTAGAACCAAGCTCCCTTACTACTGTTCTAGCTTCTTCTAAAGGGAAGCCTGTTTCTTTACCCTGTTCTGCTTTTTCTAATGCCCTTTTAGAAACAAAATAAGATATTGCTTCTTTCATATCTTTTGCATTTTTAATAGGCTCTAAAACTTGTATTAAAGATTTACCATTGTTTTTTAATGTTTTAAAATCAAGTGTACCAAATCTTATAAAGTGCATGGCTCTACCTTCCATGCCTGGCTGTATTCTGGCTGTTTTATAAGGATCTAAATACCCTTCTTTAAAACGCCCTCCAGCTTTCTCAAACTCTCTTACTGCAACAAATATAGGATGTAATTTATCTAAAGTTTCAGTTATAAATCTACTTTTAAATTGCTCCATATTAAGTCTTGGTTTTGGTGAACTAGCTCCAACATTCTCTATTATTTTATTAACAGCATCTGATGATTTAATATTTAATATTTCAGGCTCAACATTACCTCTTTGATTATAATCAATTATTTGTTCTGGTCTGGTTAAAGATTTATTGCCAATATTTTCTGCAACAATTCTATCGCCTTTTTGTATTTCAAAATCCCTTACTTGGGCAAAATCGATACCTTTTCTTTTAATTACTTCATTTGCAACATCCATAAATTCTTTATAGTCAGCTATTTCTTTTTCTGTATATCCCCTTGCCCTACTAAATTGTTCAGGAGTTACCTTTGGATCCTCTAACATTTTTTGCAATTCGGGCGTTATTGTTTCTTGTGGTTTCTCAGCCTTGGTAACAACATCAGTTAATTTATCAAACCTTTCTAATAACTCTTTTTCAGGTACTTTTTCTAAAATTTCTTCAACAGATTTTTCAGGCTTTTCTTTTGCAGCTTCTTCTATTAGTGTTTTTTCAGATTTCGGCTTTGCCTTTGATCCTTCTACAAATGGCTCTATCTTGTCTGTTGCAGCCACTTCATCCCTAAACTCTTTGATATTTCGACTTGTGACATCTTCAAATTTTTTAGGATCTCTTAAAACTTCTTCTACTATATCTGATGGTGATTTGTTAGTTTTCTTAACTCTGTTAAAAACCATTTTAGTGCCCTTAACACCAGCCTCTAAACCACCAAATGTTGCTAACACCAGTCCTGTATTTATCAATTCATCTTTTGTTGGCATTTTTTGTTCAAGTGCAGAACCAACACCAACAAATGCAGCATATTGAGTTAAATATTTACCAATAATGTTTTTATTGAAACCTAGCGTTTTTGGTAAACCCATAGCCACGCCTAGCGTTACGCCTGACTTTACTCCTTCTTTAACGCCATGATCCAAATATATTTTCCACCAATCAGAAAAGTTTTCTACATCACCTTTTTGCAATGCTTCTAAATACATTCCTTTTATACTTTCATTAACAAAACCAGCACCAAAGCCTGTGGCATACTGATTTCCACCTGTAAGCCTGTTACCAATAGCTCCACCTACTAAATATCCAGGAAGATCGGATATAATTGTACCCATACTAGAAAGCCATCTTTCAACATGACCTGTGTCCTCAGGCTCTTCTGAAAATGCTTGATTAATATCAATTCCTTTTTCACCCTTTGTGTGATAAGACAAAGCTATATTTGGCAAAGAAGCACCAACACCTCTTTTCCAAAAACTATCCCAAAATTGTGCTTCATCTCCCACTGCCCATTGTTTAGCATCTTCTAGTTTTTTACCTATAAAGTCTGCACTTTCTTTTGTCACCTCTTGCCAAAAATTAGTTATAGGGTTGGTAACATTCTCATTTTCTGCTGGGTCAACAACTCCAAGAAATTTATTTATTTCGTTGTTAGAAACTCCAGTACTTTTTAAAAGATTTATTTGATCGTCTTTATATTTTTTTAATTCTTCGTCATTAACGCCTGTAGCTGTTAGTAAATTTAATTCATCATTAAAATTGCTCATTATTGATTACCTAACAACTCTTTGTATTTTTTAAATTTACCACTGGTTCTGTAATTATTATATTCTTCAGATTTAACCCAATCATCTATAGACATACCTTCTGGTTTTTGTGGTGGAGCTAAATCTGATATTTGCAACTCCTGTACAGGTTTGTAATAATCACTTATGCTTTTTAAAATATCCTTATTTGATTTTCTATAAGCATCATCTTCTTTTAAAATATAATTAGGACTTCTTGGATTTAATAATTGATCTGGTGTCAAACCTTTGCTTAATCCAAATTGATACCTTCCACGCATTTGCACTTGAAAGTCATAAAAATCCTCTTCGCCCTTTGGGTTCATCCTAGCAAAAGCACCTGACCCAACAATTAATGATTTATTACCTTTAAGAAAAGATTGAAATCTATTTTCTGCAACAACCATTGCTTTAGCTTCAGCACTAATTGTTTGGTTGTTCATACTGTCTACGGATGATTTAAAATACTTTATATCGTTTGCACTAAAGTCAGTTCCAAATCTTTCTAAAATATTTTTTTCAGGATCACTGGGTTTGTCTGTAGGTAATTTAAATTTAGTAGTAACATCTTTTATTGTTCCATTAAAAATTAATTCCTGTGTTTTTGCATAAGCAATAGGTTTGCTATCAGTTAAAACTGTTCCACTAATTACTTTGTTTTTCATAGATACCAAAGAATCTTTATACTGCTGCCCTTTTACTCCTTTAAATTCCAAATCATTTATTTCGGCTATACTAATTTCATTATTTGTAACTTTGTCTACATTTTCAGTAAATAAATTATCATTGACTTCATTTTCTTTTCTGTCTTTTTGTTGTTGTGCAAATTTAATATCACTTCTTACGTTATCTATCTGTGATTTAGCTTGACTTATGACTGTTAATTTGTCTTCTTTTTGCATATTATTAAATTTTTCTTGAGCTTCAGAATTAAAACTAAAATCACCCCTAGATGCTTTTTGCAAGTTTATTAATAGTTCATCTTCAGACACCATAGACATATCACCATCACCATCATCAACCATGTTTATGATTGCTGAACCAACTACATCTGCAATGTCTTTTTTCCTTATTTCATTTTTTTTTGAATTTAATTTAGCAAGCCTTGTTTCTTTTTGACCTTGTGTATTATAAATAACACTTCTCTCAACACGATTAATTAACTCATCAACTTTTTGTATTGTATCTGCGTTTCTAGTCAAAACCCCTATAGTTTTTATTTCAAGCTCAGTGCCAAAATTATTTACGTCATAATTTAATTTTAAACCTTTTAATTTAGCTTGCTCAATTATTTCATTTGAATCAGTTAACAATTTTGCAAACTCTGGATCGTTTCTATTAAGGGTTGATAATTTATTAATATTAAATTTTAATGTTTGGTTAGCTATGTCAGACCTTACAGCTTGACCACGAGCAAATGTAAACTGCTTCCCTTTCGTTAATTTTGTCCTAAATAAATCAGTTAATTTACTTTTTAATGTTTGCTTTTGCCTATTTGTAATTTTGTATGTGTCAATTTTGTTTAATGTAGGTGTTATTATTTTTTTATTAAAGTTATTTTCAAAAGTAGCCGTGTCTGTTTCCACGCTATTTAAATTAAAATCATCAGAAGAAGAAGCAAACTTTAAGTATTCTTCATGATATATTCTTTCTGTTTCTGCTTTTTTCTCAGCTTCCCCAAATTGTATTGCAATGTCACCTGCTGTCTTTGCAAAATTAGCAGTTGCTTGACCTACAGCAGTAAATGCACCATAAGAAGCTCTTGGGGATAACTGCCCTGCTGTTTTCCCTACCTGCTCTCCTAAACCTTTGTTATATAATGGTATTTTCATTTTATCACCTAACTTAATAACGAAGCTGATTCTTTACCAGCCGAAAGCAATGTTGTATATGCTTGAGTTCTATAAGCAGTTCTCCTTGCATTACCTTCTGCTCTAGCCAATCCTGCTTCTGCTGTTTTTGCAAACTGCTCTATTTTACTTGCTTGCTGTATATTTATTGCATCAAGTTCTGTGTTAAAATAAGCATCAGCTAGTGCTTGTAAAGGACTACCAGACATTTGTATACCAGACTTAGCCGTAGCTACTCTTTGCATACCAATCAATCTGTCAGACTGTTTTCTTAATGATGCTTCTTCTTGTGTTTTCTTCCTTTGTAATAATACTGCTTCTGCTTCTGCAACTTTAGCATTGTATTCACCAACTTGTCTTGCAGCTTTCGCTGAAGCCATGTTCCCTTTATAACCTATAAAACCTGACGCACCTGCTGCAACTGCTGCTATTGTAACTGGATCCATTACGCCACCCTCGCAAAACGATAATAATCTGACCCATCAGGACCAAACTTCTTCATTAAACCTTCGTTCTCAAAACCCAACCACTCAACATATCTTATCGCTTGCCTGTCACCTGTGTGAACACTAGCTTGAATACGCTGTAAATCGTTGTCATCTTGTACATGGTCTAATAATAAACTAGAATACTTAGCTGCTGAAAAAGGCATCTTGTAAGCGTGCTTTGACATAACAAACCAGGCTTCCCCGACATTCTGCCATAATCCATATACACCACCAATCATAAATACCTTACTTTCTAGCAATGCTGTGTATGCACTTAAACACGTTTCTTTCATCATAGCTGCTTTTGAGCTTTCTGGAAAATGAAAATTTGTTTCAATCATATCCAAGTGTTCTTTTTCAAACTTTTTAAACTTAAGCATCAAACGT